GACACAACAGCCGGAACAGTTACTTATGCACCGGGTGGCACTCCAAGCGGTATAGCTAAAAACTACATCGATGGAGTGGTCAGACAAGTTGATGGTATCGCCGGAGATTTGAAGTTTGGTGGAAATGTCGGGGATATCGCAAAGTTTACATTTAGTTTGCAAGGTTTTGCATCTTTAAGCGAGACGGCAGAAGCAAATCCAGCAGTAACATTAGATGCAAACACAGACCTTGTAATTACAAGCGCTACGGCTATAACTGTAGGCGGCGGCAATATTGCGCTGCAAAGCTTTGAGTTTGTACTTGGAAATCAGATACAAGAGTCTTACGGAGTTGGTGTTAAAGAGTTCTACATATCGGACTTTAAACCCTCCATAAATGTCAAAGCAATCAAAACAAAAGGAAACGCGACACATTGGAGCGACCTTCAAAACAACACAATCAAATCTGTTGTGATCACGCTTGGCGGAACAGCCGGCAATACGATCACATTCACCGCTTCGTACTGTAATCCAAAAAGCGTGAGCGAAAGCGATAGTAACGGCGAAGTGGTTTATGATCAAACTTGGGAGTGTCAATCAAGTGCTGGGAACGACAACTTCACGATCGTTTACAGCTAATAAGGTGGGTTTTTGTAGTTTCCCACCGCCAAAAAACTACGAAAAAACTACAAAGGAAGAGGTATGAAAAAATTTAAGGTAGAGAGAAAGAAAGTCAAATTCGAGTATGAGTTCATAGATGGAACTACTGCAAAATTCGACAGAGCAGATGGAGTTTGCAAAAGAGACGCTTGTTGAGTGCCTCAAATCAGAAACAGAAGGCGCAGTCGAGAAATTAATAGCAGAGCAAACGCGCAATGGAAACATCTATGAGTTCAGGGCAGCACTTGATGAAGAGCTGGGAAAGCTCAAAAAGAGCGTATAGAGAGACTTTATGAGTGGGCGCGCCAAAATGCAAGAGGAGAAGGGGCGCTCGATGACGCTATACGCAAACATAAGGGTGAGATAGATGGAATTGAATGGCTTGACGACGATGATGAACTGCAAGAGATTGCAAATATCTTTATGCTTATCCCGTTTGAATACGGATTTAATGGCATTGTCGGGAAAAAATATGAAGCCATCAAGGATTTTCTCAAATGGAGCGAAAAAGATGTCGCATATTGGACACCAATTTTATCATCAATGGGCGTTATTTGGGCATCTGAAACATATGAGGCAAACAGTAAGTAACTGCATAGAGATCATGATATCAAAAAAGGCAGGATTGTGAAAAAAGATCTGAAGATCACTATCAGCATCGACAAAAAAACCGGCAACTTGAAAGTTGTACAGGGAGAGATCGATAGTTTTTCAAATAAGCTTTCAAAAGCAAAAGGAAGCGCCGACGGTTTTTCAAAGAATCTTGCAGGAATTGCTCGCGCAGCAGTTGGTTTGTATTCAGTTACAAAAGCAATAGATATTATGAAAGAGTCAGTTGCAAGTCTTGTAAATACTGCATCAATGTTTGAGAAATACAACACAACCCTCAAAACAATCGAGGGCAGCTCTCAAAAAGCTCAAAAATCAATGGAGTGGATTACAAATTTTGCTTCACATACTCCATATCAGCTCGATAAGGTTACAGAAGCATTCATCAAGTTAAAATCATATGGAATTACCCCAACAGATGGAACGCTAAGAACTCTTGGCGATGCTGCTTCAGGGCTTGGGAAAAACCTAAACGATGCAGTAGAAGCAATGGCAGATGCGGTTGTTGGAGAGAACGAACGGCTAAAAGAGTTTGGTATCCGCGCTTCTATGCAGGGAAGCAAAATAGCATACTCTTGGATGGACGCAAGCGGAAAAGCCAAACATATTGTTATCCAAAATAACTCTGAAATAATCAAAAGCACATTAACCGCTATTTTCAACAGTAAATATGCAGGTGCGATGGAGGCACAGTCGAAAACATTTTCCGGAATGATCTCTAATATACAGGACAACTGGACAAAGTTTCAAAACAACATAATGAAAGGCGGGCTGTATGATTATTTAAAATCGATAGTTCATGTAGTCGGCGATAGATTGTCAGAGGCTTTCAAAGTAACCGCACAGAATACGCAGGCATTTGCAACAAAGGCTATTAATTGGATAGACAATGTTATAGGCGCTCTTGGGTTCTTAAAGGATGCAGTAGCAGGCATACAGGTTGTTGTTAAATCACTACAGCTTGGATTTTTATATCTTGTAAAAGGGATAACATATGTCATAGACACAGGCATCAGCTCAATTAACTATCTTCTTAGTAAATACAACTCTCTGCCGGACTGGGCAAGGGGGGATAAAGTACAACTTTTTGGAAAACTCGGACAAAGTTCAATAAACAGTGAGATAGCAGATACGACGCAGGAGATCAAAGATCTTGTAGCAAATCTCGACTCAGGAAGAAAAAGTGCTAAATCGTTCTTGAGAGATGTGCATATCGCCTTTAAGACAATTGGCAAAGATACCAAGTCCGTTGCAAAGAATGAAGTTAAAGGAGCGATAGACGGTGCGTACTCATCCACAGAAGCCAACATAAAGAAGATGCAAATAAAAGCCGCTCAAACAGCACTCGGCGACAAAACAACGCTTGATCGTGTTTTTGAGAATATTAACAGGGCTATGGATGATCAATTCTTTAATGCTATGACTGGGAAGTTCAAATCGTTTGGCGACTGGTTAAAGGACTTTTGGTCGGCTATTATGCAGTCTATGGCTCGTGGGCTTTCTAAAACACTTGCCGACTTTATGATGGGCGGCATAAAAGGCGGTATTCAAAACAGATTTGCTGGTGCTGGTCTTTTTGGTGCTGCAGGTATGGCAGGTACGAGACTCTCTGCAGCAGGCATCAAAGCAGCAGGTGGAAAATACGGAGAGGCGTTTGTTACAAATGGCGGCACTATTGTCGATCAGTCAGGGAAAATTCTTAAGGCAGGTACAGATACAAACAATATAATTTCCAATGCAGGGAATGTTGCACAAGTCGGTATGCTTGCAAGTGCTCTATATGCTCCAAGCTATTATGTTGGGCAAGGCGCAGGTATAATGTATGGCGCTGGGTTTACAGGTACTGGAAACTTTCTTGCAGGAAGTGCGAATGTACTTGGTGGCGGAGGCATTAGCGGACTTGATGGCGCTGCATTTGCAGGTGGAGCATTGACAGCAGGACTTCTTGGTGCTGCTGGAGGTTATGCTCTTGGAAGCATTGGAGACAAGCTCCTTGGTGCTGATACAAAAGCAGGGAAATATGGAGCTATTGGCGGTACTATAGGTGCGATAGCAGGAAGTATAGTTCCAGGCATAGGAACATTGCTTGGAGGAGCAATTGGCTCCGCGCTTGGTAGTGTCATAGGCGGCTTTTTCGGCAGTACGAAGATGACAGGAAGTCAGCAGGGTATCGACATATTTGGAACTGCATCAGCTCAAAGCGTTAGCGGTAGAGAATGGCTCGTGCAGCACTTCAAAAAGAAGTCATGGTTTCACTCTTCAAGTTGGGATGAGTGGAGTTATAAATGCTTCTCACGCAGACAGCAAGAAGCGATCAAAAGCGTAATAGGTACATTTGATCGCTTGATGTGGATGATGGGAGATACTGAAAAGACACTCAAGATACAAGGCGGTCGCTACAGCTCGATCGAAAACTTTTTAAATGCGGGTGTAGTCAAGTCGTTTATCAAGCAGATAATGGGGCTTGGAGATCTTTATAAAACTTCGTACGGGTTTTTCCTCTCTTATAAGACGATTACGGCGGACGGCAAGACACTCAACCGCGTTTATCAGGTATGGAAAGACTATGCGAAGTCTATTAACAAAAAGGTTTACGAAGCTTTCAGTGATGTTGTAAACAGCTATGTTACATCTCGCAGAAGCTTTCAGGAGTGGTACTATGGCTTCAAAGGTGATAGCATCGGACTTGCGAAGTATCAAAAACAGACGGCGCTCGAGGACTTGAACATCATCCAAAAGACCATAGGCAAAGATGCTGCTGGCGTAACCATAGAGAACTATATGCAAGCATACAAAGATGCAGTTAAGAAGAATTTTACGCCACAGGTTGTTAAACAATGGAAAGCGCTCGGCGAAGCGCTTATAAAAGCATCGGAAGCACAAAAGAAATATACAGAAGCACTAAAAAGCAACACAGCAATATTTAACGGTCGTGCAGATATGATGCTTGCCGGTGCATACAATGCCACAGCTATCGATATGCTAAATGCACAGCGAGATGCAGACCAGACAAATAGAGCGCTTTTTTATGCGATACTCAAAGAGCTTAAAAAGCAGACAAGCATATCGCAAGGACTTGCAGCATGAAGATAGTACGACCTGTATCCATAGCACTTACAAGTTCAAATGTGGCTGACAGCTCCTACCCTCTATGGAATGCAGCAACAAGCTACAATGCAGGTGATATCGTTTATCTCGACACAAATCACGGTGAATATCAGGCTCTTACGGCAAATACTGGACTCAACCCTATTGATAATCCTACAGACTGGCAATGGCTTGGTACGACAAATCGATGGCGCATGTTCGATCAGTATTTCAACACAGTAACATCAAACAGCGCGACGATTGTAGTGGAAATAGTGCCGCAAAACGCAAACTCTATTTATCTCGGAAATCTATCATGCGATACTGTAACAATCGAGATAATCGACAATACTACTTTAAGAGTTATTGAGACTGCCACATACACAATGACATCAGATCCTTCAGACTGGCAAGATTACTTTTACGGCAACTGGATAGAGACAAAAAAAACGGCTGTACTGTACGAGCGAACAACACTTACAGCGAATGTAACATTTAGAGTTACCATAGATGCAGGTACAAACAACACAGCAGAATGCGGTATCGCTATTTGTGGAAACAGTATAGTTGTAGGGAATACACTATTTGATCTGCAGATGTCCGCGCTTGACTACTCAAAGGTCGTTACAGACACAAATACAGGCGCAACTTTTTTGCAAAAAGGAAACTACGCAAAAACGATGAATGCAGATGTATTTACGCGTACTTCGAAAGTGGACACTCTTTATAAACTTCTAACAGACATTAGCGCAACACCTGTTGTTTTTGTCGGAGGAGACTCTTTTGAAACACTGTATGTTTTTGGATTTTTGCAGAAATTTGAAACAGTGCTCAAAAGTCCTGTAGAGACAATGATTACACTTGAAATTCAAGGATTAATATAAAGGAGAAGAGATGGCAATAAATCAGACTATATCGGCAATACCAACACCGCCTACGAGCACAGATGCTGCAAATTTTCGAGATCGTGCTGATACTTTCTTGGCGGCATTGCCAAATTTAGGTACAGAGTTAAACAACTTTAAAAATCAAGCAAATGCACTTGAATCGAATGTAAACAACCTCGAACAAAGCGCACAGAACGCAGCAACCATAGCTGATGTTGCGGCAAACTTTAAAGGCGCATGG